GCTCGTCTTGTCCTGGTCGCTCATGTTCGTGTCTTCGGCGTACTCCGCAGTGAGTTCCACCGAAAACTCGTTCACCTCGGCGACTTGGTTCGCCCCGATGAACACCTGGCCAGAGCGGCCGTGAAAGGTCGCCATAAATGATGCTCCTTGAAGTGATTGCTAACCGTCGCCGGTGTCGTCAACGTCGGTCCTGAAATCGACGCTCCAGTTGATCGTCAGTTTGCCGACGATCTCTTCGCCCTCGGCGTTGTACTCTGGAGCGTCCCACCCGAGCGGATGCACGGTGATGACGAACGTGAGTCCTAACGTCACGCGCCACGGCAGACCGACACCCGGCGAGACCATGATCGCTTGGTGAATCTGCCGCGCGAGCGCCATGAGCGACGTCTTGACCTCACTTTCGGTCGGCAGTTTGACGACGGCCGTGATCGGGACCTCGAGCAACCAATACAGCTCGTCCTCGGTTTCCTCGGCGATCGTGAGCTCGCCGAAGTCGACCGAGACGCCAGGCAGCTCGTCCTGGCCGCCGTCGAGCGTGTAGGACCTGTGCGTGTAGACGTGCGCACCACTCGGCTCGAGCGCCGCGGTGAGCACGGTCGCAATCGCCTGAACGATCTGCTCGGCGCGGTGTGTCAACTCTCGCTCCAACAAAAAAGGCCCACATCATTAGATGTGAGCCTTGCCTAGCCCAGCCTTGCCCTACCAGAGCCGACCACGCCACTGCGTGACCATGCCCCACCGTGTCCCAATGTTTACTTCGCTGGTTTCTCCAGCCCGTTCTGAATCTTGAACAACTTCACAGCTCCAGGCGGGACCGTTTCGGACGTCTCCCACCGAGCCCACGTTCGCACAGACACTTCAACTTGCTTCGCTGCCTGTGCGAGCGAGAGCCCGAGAGATTCGCAAGAGTCACTTTTGCAACCGGATGATGGTCATGCCCGTGCCGTCAGGCTCGAGGTCCTTGACGGCGTACGACGCGCCGTCCGCCACGCGCGTGACCTTCGACTGCTTGACGAGTTCGTGCGCGGCGACGTCAGACGTTCGGCACTGCAACATCGGCTCACGATTCGCCACCGTGAACCGATCGAGGTCGGTCTCGAGGTACGCCTCGTCGAAGATCGCCCAAAGGCGCGTCGGCTTGCCGGTGTCGAACTGCTCGCCGACCGCCTGGATCGTCGCCAGGCGATCGGCGTCAGTTTCGATCACTGTCAGACGATCTTCTTCTTGCCAGCCGCCGTAACGCTGCCGACTACTGGTCCAGTGACGATCGTTCCGACGTAGCCGAGGAAGCCACCGACTACCTTTTTCGGATCGACCGCGATGGATTGCGTGTTGTTGGCCGAGGTAACCGAGGTGAACGTAGCGCCGGTGATGTCGGCCGCACCACTGCCGTTCGCGTCGGTAGCCGACTGGAGCTTGCCAGCGACAGAGCCCGTGACCGCAGCAATGTGCTGAATCACGAGAATCTCTCCGTCGTAGGTTCGAACATCCAACCACGCGGCGGAGCCGGAGGTCATATTCGCCGTAGCGGCGTACGCAAGATCCGCATCGATGAGCAGCGTCGAAGCTGTCGCGGCGGAGGCTTGATTGAGTAACATGGTCTAGGTCTCCTTCTTGCCGGATTTCTTGGCCGGCGCTGGTGCGGGTTTCTGAACCTCGACAGGAACCGGGGCCGGCTCGTCCTTGACGATTTCCACGGCGCCGATGCTGGCGAGGAATTGAACGGAGGCGTCGTCGACGTCGGCGGTGTCGCCGGCCCGTAAGTGCCGGTCGACACCGACGCAGACGCCGCGCAGTGCGCGGACCTTCATGGCTACGCCGACAGGTTGGTCGACACGACGAACGCCTGCGGATACCGCAGCAGCACGTCGACCATCCACATCGCGCGGATGCCCACGGTCGCGGTGTTGAACCGCGTGCCGCCGGTATCCGTGGCGAGCTCGAGCACGCCCCACTCGCCGATCACCAGCTCGTCCCACGAGCCGAAGATCAGGTTGCCGGAGGCGAGCTGCTCGCTCGACATGGCGCGGAACCCGACGAGGCTGCCGTCCATGAGGTTCCCTTCCCACAGCGGCGTGTCCGTGTTCGAGAACCGCGACTTCTGCATCAGCACCGCGGCGCCCGCGATGTTGGTCACGAAGCCGGGGTTGCCACGGATCGCGTTGACCGCGCCGGCCGCGACCGGGAACGCGAGAACCTTCGCGTAGGTCGCCGTGGCCGAGTCCTGGCCGCTCGTGATGCCGGTCGTGTTCTTCACGCCCAGCGGCTGGGCCCCGCCCGTGCCGTTGATCGCGGCCGCGTCCACGCCGTCGATCGCGATGACCGCCGCGAGATCCGCCATCACGAACTGCTCGGCCGACGGAGAAGACTGCCGCAGCAGCTGCTCCGACACGTCCGTGATCGTGATCGCGGTTTTCGGGGTCATCGAGAGCTGGCCGAGCGCCTGATCGCCAGCGGTCACGCTCGTGTGCTCGCCGGCCTGCCACGTCACGCTCTGCTTGCCGGTCTGACGCGGGAAGACGAGATTGCCCTCGAGACCCGAGAGCACGCGGGCGCCGAGATTCCGCGTAACCGAGCGGTTGCGCAGGATGTCGATGAAGCCCATGTTCTCGACGTTCACGAGATAGCCGCCCTTCGAGCCCGGCGTCGTCGCCATCGCGCGCTGCATGGCCTCCACCGACATCGGGCGCGTCAGCACCTCTGCCGGGATCAAGACGCTCGCCGTGCCGTCGCGGCCGAGCTTCTTGGCGACGGCCGCGGAGCATTCGAGCTCGAACGCCGCGGCCTGACGAGTTGCCATGTCGCCGCGATCCTTCAGGTGACGGATCACGCGGAACAGGCTGAACTTGTCACGCTCCTTCGGCGTCAAGCCGAGCTCCGACGCCACGGCCGGGCGCGCCTTGCCACGCTCCTCGATGACGTCGAGGATCTGGCTCGCGACGCCCTTCGTCGTCACCTCGCCCTTGTCGTTGCGAATGTCCTCGATCGGCGTGCCGTCCTGAATCCACGTGTTCTCGGCGCGCGCGTCGATGCGATTGCCCTTGCAGAGAGCGATGATCGCGTCGCGCCGACCGCGCTCCGCCTGGATGGCGGACACTTTCACTTGCTCGGCGCTTGCGCCCGCCGCGGCGGTGTTGAGCTGTTCGCTCATTGCTGCTTCCTTCGCGGCTTGCGCCGACTTGGGGGTTGAAACAACGGGAGAGGCGCGGAGCATCCGCACCTCGAATTTTTCTCCGTGCAAATCGCGGCCGATGCCGACAGTTGGGTCAGCCGGAACACTCACAATGGAAATCTCGTATGGCTCGAAGTCGCGGACGTGCGTCGTCCCGTCGCTCAACTCTTCGACTTCGTGCAATCGATAGCCGATGGAGACGTTGCGCAGACCTCCCTCGATCATTGACCTCAGAGACTGCGACTCGGGCGTATCGAAAAGATGCGCGTCAACGACTAGGCGCTCACCATCGACACGCGCTGAATCGACCATGCCGCGGGGCTTGTCGAAGTCGTGGTTGAACAACAGTGGGACGGCGCCTCGTTTGATGCGGTCCAGCCTGACGCCCGAGTGGTCCAGCACTTCTGTGCCGAAAAAACGCTCCACCGGATATGCCGATGATGCCGAGAACGTCAGGCGATACTGGCCATCTTCGGCCTTTCGCATCGCGAAGCCTTCTATCTCCAGTTCTCTCTTGAGAACCGGAACTTGAATCACTTCCACATTTAGCTCCTCTCAAACGAAAACGCCGGCACTGGGCCGGCGTTGCTTCAGAGAGATGTATCCGAACTTACAGCAGAAACCCTCTCGACTGCATGAACACGATCGGATGCTTGGCGTGCTTCGAGCAGTTGCACGACGCGCATAACAGTTGGATGTTCGCGATCGAACTACCTCCGCCAGCGCTCAACGGGATGATGTGATCTCGGTGCATCTTCGCGAGCGTGCGGCTTGTTCTGCAAACCGCGCACTTGCCTTGTTGCAGTTCGTACAGTCGCTCAATCTCATCATGCGAGAACGTCCCGCCATTGCCGCGTTTTTTCGCTTCTCGCTCTTGTTGTTTCGTAGCTCTGTATTCAAGAGTCTTGCTTCTACCGCCAGCTCTGAATTGCCACGCGCACCCGCAACTCGTCGTTTTGCCGTGAACCAGCGATCTGGCGATTACTTCGACGTTCCGGCCACAATCGCAGGCGCATTGCCAGAGTGCATCGCCACCTTTTCTCGCAACTCTTTGTCGGGCGACGAGTTTGCCGAACCTTCGCCCGGCAAGGTTGCGATGTTTGACTGGTCGATAGCAGCCGCACGAAGTTGTGTGTCCCGTAGTGAGGCTATTTCCGCGGACTGTTTTACGGACACCGCAGTCACAGACGCAAAGCCATCGCGCACCTCCGACCGTAAATCCTGAGATGCTTTTTGCGACCAAGCGACCAAATCTGACGCCCGTGAGATCGCGCGCTCGGAGCTTTCTATAGCCTTCCTGGTTTCGGCCACATCCGCACGAGAGCGCTTCGCCTCCTCGGAGATTCTTGCCGCGGTATTCTCGTTGCTGGCCGCAATCGCATGTCGCAAGCCAGAACACGTCTCCTGAAGAGTTGCGGCGGTTCGTGCGTTCGACAACGACGAGTCTGCCAAAGCGCTTTCCAGCGAGTTCAACGCGGCTGCCCATGCCCTATTCTCTCCAATCTCGTCGTCCTCTTCGTCCTCGTCCGGCGCCTCGGCCGGAGGGTCCGGTTCCGGCTCGGCCTTGATCTCGTTCGCCGGGTCCGTGTCGAGCACTAGGCCGGCCTCGGCCGCGAGACCGATCTCCTTCTCGCGCTGGTCGAAGATTTCCTCGATGTCGGCGCCGCTCTGCGACACGACGTCCTGCAGCGTCATGAAGCCGCAGCGCACCGCTTCCTTGAACGCTTCGACTTCCTTGGTCGGATCCACCCAGCCCCAGCCGCGCGGACGGAAGCGCACGGCCTCGTACTTGCGACGGTCGAGCGCCCACGACTCGATCGAGAACGTCTTGAACGCGCCGGCGAGGACCGCCTGCTGCATCCATTCGCGGTGAATCGGCTGACGGAACGAGCACAGGAACCACGTCTGAAACGCTCGCCATACGTCCCTGTCGTCGAGCAACGCGAGCCGCGAGCTCGAGTAGTTGCCTTGCGAGTAATCGGCCGATAGCGAGGCGTAGCTGACACCGAGCCCAGAGGCGAAGTCCCGCAGCAGATACCGCATGAACGGCTCGACCTGCGGATTCGGCGAGCCGATCGCCGGCACGTTCATCGTCTCGCCAGGGTTCAGCCGTTTCGCGATACCAGGCTCGACCTCCATCTCGACCGAGCCATCGGCCTGTTCCTCTCCGAACGACGTGATGTCCTCCGGCGTCTCGATGGTCCAGGGAACCGACGCCTGCGTTCGCGCGCGCGTGATCTCGGCCTCGATGTAGCCGGCCATGTCGCGCGCCGTGCGAATGACCGCCGACATCCACGGCTCGCCGCGCGTCTGCGGCCAGCGATCACCGAACGCGAGGTGAATGATCTGATCGGCCGGCACGCGCTCGATGTCGTCCGGCATCATGTTGAACGTGAACCGCAACTCGCCCGGATGGCGCCGGCGGATGTAGTAGGCGATCGGGCGGCCGAATTGATCGACCTCGACGCCCATCCTGATCTCGTTCCGACCTCCCCGCTCGAACGACGCGGTATACATGTCGTCAGCGATCCGTTCGGCCTCGATGAGCTCGAGC